GAAGTTCCCGACGTGCGTGTCACCTTGACCGCAGCCGCCGCCGTTTCATCGTTGGCCGAACAGACGTAAGTGCTATTGCTGGTAAATGCCGCCCCACCGGAGAGCGTAATCGTCGCCGTGCCTCCCTAAAGCGCCACGGTGCCATAAACATGGCGGACATCCGTCTTTTGCGTTCCTGAGTTGTTGTAAGCCTCCGGATGCGCCGTCAGGTTATCTACAGGAGTCGTGGATTCCACCTCGATAGGCGCGGTTCCGGTTGCCACCGTCGAAATCAGTTGATCTGTGGCGGTAATGTCGCCATCCACTGTCAGACCAAAGGCAAACTGCGCGTTCCAAGCTGTAATGTCATCGCGAACCGAGATTTCGGCACCGACAACCTGCCCGTTGCAAATGTTTCCGGTGCCGGGGCCATAGACGATGATCTTGTAGGCCGCCGGCGACAGGAAAATCTGCACTTCGGTTGCGCCGTTCGCGGGTCGCCCTGCGCCGTTAAGCCGTATCGGGTTCGTGTTCGCGACCGTCAGCGCGGCATTCGAGAATGTGGCCTGCGGCGTGGTCGTTCCTGCCGCGAAGGTACAGACAAAGCCGTTCGCCAACGGTAATCCTGTGGCCCCGAAAAACTCCTGTTGGACGTATGGCAACATGACGCCCGTTTGTGCCCATAATGGGCTGGAGATCGAGGCCACGAGCCCGAGAATGAGGACAAATCGCTTCATTTAAAGTCGTCCGGCCAAACTGCCTTAGCTTGATCGAAGAGAGCCTTCAATGTTGCCTTCAAAAGCAACGCATTCTTACTGTTCGGATTCTTGATCGTGCTTGCCGCCGCCATCAGCGCGGATTGCAGCAAAAAGATAGGCCACATAACATTTACTCCTTTGGTTTTCCGTTACCGTTTGGCTTCAGCGAAGAAACCATCTTTTGCATGTTGCCGCAAAGCGCGTGGGCCGCTGCGTATGCCCACTTGTGCATATAGCTGGCATCGTGTGGAAGTTCCGGCATCGTGCCGAGAGTCGAAATCAGCACGTAATAGCCAATCAGACAGAGAATCCCGTTAGAGTTGATCCATTCAATCATTCAGTCCTCACTTCTCTCTCAGTGCCATCTGGTGACATTCCGCTAAGCGGTTAAACCATCCTTGCCCGTAGCGAATCACCGAAGGGTGAAGCGCATATTGGAAAGCGCGGCGTGCTACAAACTGCGCCGTGATGTACTCGACATCCGCACGCTGCGCCGCCTGCAAGGTCTCGGTGCCGATAATGCCGTCCTGCTGAACCTTCAGAGCCTCTTGCAGCATCCGGATGGCTTTCCGTGGCCCCTGGTTTACCGCCGAATCAAACAGCACGAAGCCAATCGGCTGCGGGAAAGAACCGCACTGGCATTGCTGCCAGTAGTCCCGGAAGTAGATGCCCTTCGCGTCCTCGACCGTGAGTTTCGGAATATCCACATCGGGATATGCCTTCTTCGAGATCCCGAACTTGGTCTCGCCGCCCGAGTCATGGGCATCATTGGAATACCCGCCCTCATGGGCCAGAACAAAGCCGACTGCACGATCAAATGGGTTCATCGCCTAAACTCCCAAAGACGTTTCCAAATCTCTCCATGTTCCTCGCGGTTCTCTTCCAGTTCGCGGGTATGCGCCTCCAATGTCTCCAAAATTCGCCCGACCCTCACGGAGCCGATGACGAGAGCCGCCACACCTACGGCATTAATCGCGAGGTTCAGCCATTGAAGCGCAGTCGCCTCCATTACTTCACCGTCACCGTTTTTTCAGCGGTCGCCGTCAAGCCTTCGGCGTCCCGCGTTACCGCTCGCCATGTCACGGCGCCCTTTTTCTTGTAGGGCTGCGTGTTCCAAGTGTAGGTTTTCTGTGTCGTCTCGTCGCCCTCCCAAACCTTCTGCGCGTTGCGGTAGAGTTCGGTCCACACCACGCCCGCATCGTCGGTCATCTTCAGGAGAATCTTCTGGTTCTTCACCGCAATGACGTTGCCTGGAGGTAGTGCCGGATCGAACGTCATCGTCAGCGTTGGCGGCTTATTCACCGGGGGCTGCGGTGTCGGGTCCGGAGGAATCGGCGGCAAATTCACGCCCTTCGGCGCGTAGTATGGCGTCCATACGTTCGGCGCCGAGCAGCGATAGAGCACCTTCACCTGCGTGTCCCAAAAGGCCACGCCGGGAGTGCAGGTTGCGGGCCGCTGCTGAACAATAAGAAGAGCCAGAAGAGCGACTTTCATGGCTTAAACACTTATCACCGTGAAATTCACGCGCACGGTCATGGTGTTTGCGGCGGCTCCAGCCGTAAAATCCGCATCATTCGCCGCTTTTACACGAAACGGCGCATTCATCATGGCGCTCGCAAGCCCATTGGCATACATACCAGAAGACGAAGAGTGTGCCGCATCGGCAATAGACTGGATTCCTCCGATGCCGAATGCAGCGGTTTCGCCGTAATTGGCGGTCGGGGCCAAAAGACCACTCACAGAGCCGTCAGCATCGTTATAGGCCGAAGAAATTGGGGTATTCGTTCCTACAAGAAAATCAATTCGAGCATCCGCATCAATGCCCGTGTAATCCGTGGCTATGCTGGTCGATATGAAGACATTTACCGGAACGATAATTTTACGCGGGCCAGGTGCGGGAGCAATTTCCACGGCAGTAGTACGCAGCGGCACAATTTGGGCATGAGTCAGGGTGCGAATAGCGCAAAATAGCCCACCACCAACTCGGTAGAGGCTCCAATTCGTTCCAAGTTCAGCAAGTAGCTCTAGTTCCTGCGTGAAAATGTCCGCCAACTGGATCGCAAGGTTTTGAGGGTTGAGGTAGCTTTTAACTGACATTTTTATCTCCCGTCGTAAGTCGTCACATAGTTCGGGCCGCATTCAAGGCCATAAAGTGCCGTACCGATGAACGCGGGGTCCGCATCATTCAACTGGCTGTAAACCTGCCGTGCGCCATGCGCCTGAATCTTCAATTCCTGAGTCACGGCCTTGCCGAAAGGCGTACACAGGCGCTCGGCCAGCGTAAACGTCAGCGCATCTTCAAGAGCGGGGGGCATGTCGATGTTGACCGCAATCGTCGGCGTGTCACCGCCCATCGTGATGGTTTCCAACTGCGAGCCGAAGTACAACTTCAGTTCGTCCGTCAGCGATACTGGATACGGCAGCGGGTAGATCGTGCCGACCGGGAAGCCGGGGTTGTAGTAGATCCGCAACGGCTGACCGCTTTCCGTTGACGGCAGCGACCATGTTTGAAACTCGCGCTTAAAGATGATTGGCAGGTCGATCTCATAGCCGCCCGAGAGTACGAGCTTGGCGCGATTGATGGTTGGAGGCCGCACCGCCGTACCCGTGCCCGTAATGATGAAGTCCGCGCCGCTGCCGGTCGGCCCGAGCGTGTAGCCTGTCGCCTTGCTGACAGTCCATGGGAACGACTGCGAGAACTCGAAATAACTCATGCGCCCGAGAGCCCGCCAGCGATCAACGATGCGGTTGTAGTGGCTCAAGGCCAGCGCGTTATCTTCCGCGTTCGGCGCAGACTCGCCCGCTCCCATCCGGTTGATGTCGAGCAGCGCGTTAATGATGATGTCTTGCGGCGAGGGCAATGCCTACCTCCGGCACTTCTTGATTTCGGCTTCGAGTTTCGCAATCCGCGAAATCGCATCTAGTAACTGCGATTCAAGGGCCGCAACGGATTCAGCGGTCGCGAAGTTCGGCCCCGACGTCGAGTTCTTGTATTCCTCCACAGCGCGGGCAGTTTCTTCAGCCGTTTGCTTTTTCCCCATTAGTTCTCCTTTGCGAGTTCTTTGGAAATCTTTGAATGCTTCTCCGCGAAGTCTTTGTATCCCGCCATACGGTACGCCATCGACAGCGTTGTGTGCGCCATGCGGTCCTTTGGATGCTCCGCGACAAGGGTTTCAAGTGCGGTCAGTTCTTCAGCATCGCGCCCCATTTCCTTCAACAGACTCAGGCGGACCCCTCGGGCATAGATCATTTCGGGGTCTAACTTGATGGTCATGTCCACATTCGCCAATGCCCCTTCAAAATTGCCGCGCTGCGTCTCGCAGAGCGCAATGTATGTGTAAGCCAGCGGTACGGGTACGCCCCGGCGCGCGTGGAACTCCCCGGCTTCACACTTCTGGTTTTCCAGATAGACCGCTGCGAGGTTCACATGGGCCGCACGGAACGCCGGATAGCGGTCGAGCGTCTTCTGGAGCAGTAATTCCGCATCAGCATGGCGCCTCGCCTTTATCAAAGCCGCCGAGAGGTTCAACACGGCGCGTTTCTTGGCCGGGTCCTTATCGTGCGCGTCTTGCCAGAGGTCGATCACCGTGGCCCACGCCTGGTTTCGCTGGACAGTGCCCGCCGCAAGTGCCGCGATAGTCAGGGCCGCGAGCACAGGCGCTAGTCGTAGCCGTTGGAGGCGTCGGCATAGAGCCCCACCCATGAGCGCGACCCCGAGACCGAGAACATAGGCGCGGTATTCAAAGAGCGGTTCGGCAACAAGGATGACCAAAGCGCCGAGAATCGGGCAGCAGAGCAGGGCCCATAGCGCCATTCGGATATCTACGGGTATCTTTTTGGATAGAGCCAGCGCCGCCATCGCGAGAATAATTGCCACCGCCGCGATCCATTGCCGCCCGAAAACCATCGCCGGATCAGGAGATAAATGCAGTGGCACCAAAAGATTTCCGAGAGTATGAAAAGCGTATCCATTCAGAACGCCCCGCAAGTGCTCACTGACGGTCGGCCACGCGCCGTAATTCATGATGAGATCCGGCACGGGCATGATTTCGTTGGATAGCGGCGTATTGAAAATCGTTTGAACGTAAGGGGCCGTGAACATGATCCCGACGAGACCGAGAGCGGCAGCACACAGGAGTATTTTCGCCGCCGTCTTATGCCCGTTGATGATGGCATAGCCGAGAAAGAGCGCAGGCGCAATCAGCGCCTCTTCCTTGCAGAGGACGCCGAGAGCGAGAAAGGCCGGAGTCGCGACCCATTTCCAGATTCCGGGCAACTTCAGCGCCGCGAGCGCCGCAGCGAAGACAAACATCGCGGCCATCATGGAACCACGCGCGTAAATGTAGGCCACCGAGGACGAGAAGAACGGATGAACCGCGAACAGGAGAGCCCCGAAGGCCGCAGAGATTGGATCACCCCCTAACAAGTGGTCAACCAGGAAGAACACCAGCGCCACTGAAACAAGGTGAACGTAGAGATTGACGAGGTGAAACCCGAACGGATTCGCCCCGCCAATCACGTAATTAATCCAGTAGGTGAAGTACGGCAAAGGCCGATGCGCGATCCCCATTTCGTTCGCGACGAAATCGGTCATGGTTCCTTCAAGCCAGCCTTGAACCGCCACGTCATCGAACTGAAACGCTCCCGTCAGCGAGTTGGCATAGACCGCCGCCGTAATGACGAGAACAATAGCCAGCAGGGTTGACTTCATTGACTCCTGCCATAGATCAGGAATCCCGTTACCGCCCCCGTGGCCGTAGTGATACAGAAATCCGGCGTGACGTTCGGTGTGGCGTAATTCGGCGTCACCTGCCAAATCGGAAGGTAGTGGACGAACGAGATATTACACTCGTCGCACAACCGCATCGCCCCGCCAAGGTTTACCCCGCCGGTGCCGCAGGCCGTGCCCGTGCCACGACTAAACTGCACGGTCGTTGCCAGCGTGTCCGCTGAGACGACAAAGCCGCAAACGAAGGTTGAGCCGCCAGCAGATCCAGAGACGAGTACAGCAGCACTGCCGCTCGCCAACGAAATGGTTGCCGACTGACTACAAACACCCGCCTGCGCTTCGACTACGGGAGTCGGCGCGATGAAGAGAAGACTGACGCCGAATGCGAGAATGAGAACTACAGAAAAAAGACGTTTCACGAGACCTCCGAAAAACTCCGGCCCATCCGAAGACAGGCCGGAAGGATTGTTAGAAGGTGCACATCACCGGCGTTTGGACCGATGTGAACGTGGACGGAACGGTAATCGCCGGAAGAGTTCCGAAGGTTCCCGCTCTCGCGTTCCCTACAATGTCGCCGTAGGACATCAGCGAACCCGCAAGGCCGAACGTCGCCGTAGCGCCCGTGTTCTGGACGCCGACGAAGTACCTAGCAGGCCCCGTGATAAACCTCGCTGAAGTGAAGGAAATGTCCCACATCGTTGAGGCTGTGCCGCCGGAGATTCCCGCCGTCGATGCATTCGCCAGCAGGCTTCCCGCGTTGTCGTACAGCGTCACCAACGTCAGCGAAGTGCCGACCGTCGCTCCGTTCAGGACCGAGAGACCTGTCACCCAACGGCTGTAGGGAATCTCGATTGAGGACACGTAGACGGTTCCCGCGCCACCTGTGGTCGAAACCACTGTGGGCGTGAAGTGAAAGTTGCACTCGCGTGGTTCCTGGTGAACCGCATCCGGCAACGTACCTGCCACCCACTTACCGCCGAGACAGTCCGCCATCGCCACGGCCTGACCGCCGCTAATGACGAAGTTCGGCTGATAGCCCTGAGTGGCACGGGTGCAGGTTCCGGTCGGCTGGCTCTGAAGGAATACGCCCGAGGAACGTCCGGTGCCTGCATCCCAATTACCGCCAGGACCGAAAACCACAGTTGCGCCCGAAGGATGAGCCACGAGTGGCCCGCCCCCTTGCGCCTGAAGGGTAATCGTGGTGCCCGAAACGGCGGTCACGCGCCGATAGTCCTTCTCAATCAGGACATAAGCGTTGGTGCCGTTGACGGTAGCCGCAAAACCCGTGGCACTGGCAACGGTGATTGTAGTTGCGCCCGCTGCCATCGCTCCCGAAAGCGTGGTTCGCACGGGAGCCGATTGCGCGTGGGCCGTTACGGTCGCGGCCAGAACGAAGAAAAGCGTGTAGAGTGTTTTCATTTTCATGGTTTTTCTCCTTACGCCCCGATTGCGGTAACAGCCGAAGAGGTGTCACCGAGCAGTTTGCCGAAGCCAATGCAGCAGTCGGCTCTCCACCGCCATTCGAGTGTTTCCGGCACGTACCAGCCGAGGATGGCGATATTGATTCCGGTGTCGGGATCAATGTAGCTGGACACCGTTTCAAAGCTGCCTTTCTTCGGGCTCGGGACTTTCGCGCCGACGATGGCAAACGCATCGTTGGTGAACGTGACGCCCATCTTTCCGCTCTTCGCCGTCGCGTCGGTCATCGTGTACCCGTCATTGAAGGTCACCGCGTCCAGAGCAACAGGAAGCCGGGAAATGTTCTGATAGGGGTTGCCGGGGCCAAACAACGGCTCAACCAGGGGCACCGTCACGACGTTCGCCGCAGCGGTATAGGTCTGACCGGGATCGCCCGCAACTGTCAGGTGACGCCTGCGGAAGAGCGAGGCCCGCGTGAAGGGGTTCACGTCTTCGCAGTTTGCGACCGTGATGTAGTCGCCAGCCTTGATCGTGTCGCCCGTGGCGCAGCCGAGAACGATGCTGGTATCGCCGTCCACCGAGGACACGCTGACCGTGATGGAAGCAACGGTGGCAATGACGCCCGTGGTGTGGGAGTAGAGCGACATGGTTGTGCCGATGTCGTAACCGGAATAGCGCCCGATGACGCCTTCCGTAAAAATCCGCTCGCCATTCGCCGCGTTGAACAGGTTGATGGCGTTCGGCGTACCGGACACCATGGAACGATGCGATTCGGGCGAAATGTACATTCCGGCTCGCAGTTTCCCGTTCTTTCCGTCCTTCTCGTCGATGCGGGTTGTGGCCGAACCGAACGTGTCGAACGAAGTTGGCGTGGTGCCGAGAACGCCGACGTGCATGGTCGTGTTCAGGGCGATGAAGCGAGCCGCCCGCAGGTCGATTTCCTGCGCGAGCTGCGCGGCAAGAGGCGCGAAGAGGTTCTTTTCCCGCGCTTCGTCCGTGCGCTCCATTTCAAACATTTGCTCACCAACGCCGGCTTGCAGCGGAATGTGGAAATGCTGGAAGGGGCCAACAGTCGCCCACTTGCGTTCGATGTTCGCGCCAGTCCACAGGGAACCGTCAACGACGGCGCCGCGAAGCGGCTTCTTGACGCGAAGTGTTTGCCCGATGGGTTCGGCTTTGTCCTCGAACTCCATCTCAAACTTTTTGGTCATTTTGTCGGCAATCATCAGGTTGTTTTTCACAAGCCTGACGATCTTGGCCGACACTTTGTCGGTATAAACATGAGTAGCCATGGCAATCTCCGAGGCTCCTAACGCCTCAAAGCGGCAAGCTCGCGCTCATTTTCCAGACGCATCGCTTCAGTCAAGTACCTGTGGTCCCCTGTGCGGTCGTAAGCCGCGTAGGCTTCCTTCAAGGGGTCGCCGGAGGCAGAGGTATTCGCGCTGATGCGAGTTCCAGGCGCGGGAGCAGCCGTAACGGTTATCGGTTTAGGATTCGGAGCCGGAGCGGCAGGAGGCTTGATGAGTTTTTGCATCTCAAACTTGGCAGTCGCCCGCTTTTCTCCTAAGAGGTAAAGCGCACGGTCGCGGTTCTCGACCAAAAGTTTGTCGAAATTCGGAATGTCGGTCAGGGCCTTAATCCGCTCGCCGGCCTCTTTTGTGAGGTTCGGCACGTAATCGAGCCCATCCGGGTCATACCGGATAACGTGGTTCATCGCCAGGGATGCGGGAAAGTCCTCCGAGAAGTACGGCGCGGATTTGATGTTCCGCGCTTCAACGCGGGCCTCAAATTTTGCCGTTTCGCGGTCAGCCTCGGATGTGGCGCGGAAGGCTTGAAGTTTCGACTCGGCTACCTGCTCGAAATAATCGGCAAGCGCCTCGGAATAGGCTTCATTCTTCGCGTCCCACTCTTCAGCGGTCTCATGGCCGGTCATTTTGGGCGGCTTGGGCCGCTGCAATGCCGTTGTCGGTGCCTTAACTTCTGCTTTGGGCGCGGGAGCGGTCTCCGCAGGTTTACTCGCATATTGCTCGCGCAGGAGTTTCAGTTCGGCCTTGAGTTCAGCGTTTTGGCGTGTCTTTCGGGCAAACGCCTGACGCTGTTTCCGTTGCTGCTCGGGGGTTCCGTAATACTCCGGTTCGTGGTCCTCTTCCTCGCCGGGGCCTTGTTCCGGCTTAACTTCTGCCTGTTGGGGCAAAGGCTCTTGTGGCGTATCGGGCTCCGGTGGGGGAGTTGCCGTGACTTCTTTCGGTTTCGGTTCTTCGCCGGTCTTGTCCCAATGTGACCTCTCTTCGGGAGTCCATGAATTCATGACCTCCGCGAAAGACGAGGGCTCAACGGGTGCGATAGGCTCAGGTGCGGCGACGTTTTCCGCAGTGATAACGTCTTCGGGCATTCGTTCTCCTTATCGGACTTCGATGCGCCAAAGAAAAAGGGTCCGGCCCTCCGCTGTGCACAGAGAGCGGACCCTTGTCTTTCTTTGGCTGTTGCAGCGGGAGCAACCCCGGCAACGAAAGTTTTAAACTCTACTCGCCAGTCCCGTTCTGGCTTGCGGCGGCGGCTTCTCGATCCGCTGCGCTTTCCTGCGAAGCATGCTGGCGGTCGGCGCTAGCCTGCTCCCCTTTATGCGATAAATCCCTCGACTGCATCAATAACTTTTCTTGAATTTCGAGTTTCTTTAACTCCATTTGCTTGCCGATCATCGCCATTTCAAACGCCTGTTGATCGTCCTGAAGCATCTTCTTCAGTTGGTACTCGCGCTCCAAGAGCGCCATTTTCCCTTGGTTATCAACAACTTTCCCCTGCTTCTCGTCTTCGAGTTCGATGACCTTCTGTTGCAGTTCTTCGCCGTGAGCATTCAACGCCTGCGCCATGCCCTTCAACTGCTCAATTGCCGCAACCGCGTGCGGAGGAGTCGGCTCCTGCTGGCCTTCGGGATCGGCATATGCGGCCTGTACCGGAGGCGGCTGAAGCGCCGTCGCCACCTTAATCATTTTGTCGCCAACGGGGCCCAGGTTCTTCAATTGAATGATGAGTGGCGAAAGCGGATTGGTCAGGAGTTCCGGATTCTTCGTCAGTAACTCCGCAAACTTCTGAGCATCGACCATCTGACTGACGGAATCCGGCCCCGTGGAGATCGTCACGCTGTGACCTTCCGGTGGGCCGTAAGGATGCGGCTGATCCGGATACGGCGTAATCTTCTCGCTCTTGTACTTCCCGTCTTTCGTCTGAAATCCGACCGTGCGCTCGGAATCTTCGATGTACGCGAGCAACTCATTCTCAATGCGGCCCTCGAACTCAATCGCGGAGAGGTAGGAGTCGATGAAATGGAAATTGTTGGTATCCGCCGCTGCGTCAATCTTATCCTGCGCCACGCCGGACTCGCTCTGCCGCTGCTTTTGGTCCACACCCGTCATTCCCGCCGCGTTTTGAGCATCGCGAATGAAACTGTTCCGGGCGACCTCGTAACCTTCAATTTGCGCCTGAAAGAGAATCTCTTTCGGCTGCTGGACCTGGTTCCCCTGCTCATCGCGCTCGTGGTACTTCAGGTAGGCTTGCGGGTTCCGGTGCGCCAGCTTCCATTGCGTTTCGTAGCCTTCGATGGCCTTATCGGAAACCATGATCTTGGATTTCGTGGACATGCCGAACTGTTCAAGTTCGCCCGCAACGGAAACGTCGAAATTCAGGTTCGGCTCGCGAAGTTTGCGCGTCAGGGACTCAATGACGAGTTCGTCACCTTCGTATTTCTCGCGCCCAACACAGGTCGGAAACGGAATCGTTGATCCGGGCCAAGGCTTTTTCTCGAAAATCTGAAACCCGTTGGTGAAATACTGGCAAACCTTCTTAGATGTGCCTTCGCGCTCGTCTTCAAGCGGGAATTGCTGGCCCTGAGAGTCGGTAATGGTGTCGCCGTCTAATTTGAGTCCCTTTGACTCAAGTTCGGACTCAAAGCAGCCTTCAGAATTCCCGCCAAAGAACAGGACGCGCTCCTTTTGCTCCTCCACCTTCCAGTATTCGGCAAACATGATGGAATCAGGCCGGAGCCATGCCGTGACGGAGACGGACTCAGCGGCGGAAAACCCCTGAATCTCGACATCCGGGTCTTTCATGTTCTTCCAGCGGCGTTTTGCCTCGGATTTCGTAATCCACTGCGTTGCGAGTAACTGCTTCCGGTCGCTGCGATCCGCTTCCTGACAATCGGGGTCATCTAAGATGGAATTCGGATTCGGGATGCGCTTAACGACGATTTTCAGGTTACGCGAACGCGGCGAGGCATACTCCGTATCCACGCGCCAGTAGCCGATACCACGATCCACAGAGTTCTGGAGCGCCGTCAACCGGGCCTGAGACGCATGAGACTCGTAGGAGATCCCGCGAATGCGATCTTCGCGCCGTTCCGCTGTTTTCTTGTCCGCGCCTTCGCCGTTAGGGATGACATCTACGCCGCGAGGGTTCATCCGCGCCTGGTTCACGACGCGATTGTTGTACGGGGAAATAATGTCGGTGTGGCCGCAGGGGCGCGGGTTCTCAACCTTCGAGTACTTGCCACGCGCTTCAAGTTCCTCTTTCGGCCATGGGCCATCAACGGAAAGCGCAATCATGTCAAGATCCGCTTCACGGCGGTTCTTCTCAGAACGCTTCCAGGCGTAATCTCGGAACTCGCGAATTTCCTTCAGGATCTCGTCTTCGTTCGAGATCGAATTGGTTTCACCCTTCGGCAATTAGCAGCCCTTCTTTTTGCCCTTTTTCTTCATGGGCCTCCTTAAGCTGAATTTCAGGGAATTCAAAACGCTTGCCGTAATGCTTGCAGGCTTCATTCCGGCAAATAACCACAAAATCGGAATCAAAATTTTCAGAGTCGCGCCGCTCAATATCGACAGGCCACCAGCAGTCAAGGCAAAACCCGGAAATGTTGGGACGAAACCTCAAGGTTTTCGTCCTTTCCCGGAGTAGTGAGTATTGGACCCGTAACGGCGGATGTGAAAAGGCCAGATTACGGACGAGAATTTTTCGCGGTGCGCTTCAATGACCTCTTCGCCAAGTTCCTGGTTCGCCGCCCGATACGCTTCAAGGATTTTTTCATCGTCCAGGCTTGCGGCAATGGGGTCCTCCCCTTTGGCGGGCAGAGTGCTTTTCACGCCGATAGATATAACCTATGCAAAGCAGTTTTTGATAGTTAATTTCTATGAAGTGGGGTAGAAAGGGGGGAATCAGTCGAAAACTCCATTACCTCCTTGGGGGCCGGTGTCGCATCCGGCCCTTTTAAATTGGTGCTGAGAATGTGCTGTCGTCGAGGTAGGTTTAACGGCCCGAACTGGATGCGATGGATCAGGAATAGGCCGAAGCGGGTGTGTATCCGGGCTCCTGCTGCATAGTAAGCCTTCTGGCGGCAACTTCGGGCAGGACCACCTCCATGTAGGTGCTCATAATCAGGGAATCCAGTTCGTCAGTGGACCGCCCGAGCCGCTTCTTCATTTCCGCCTTCTCTTCAAACTGGAGCGGGATGTACCGCTTCGGCATGATATGCCGCATATCCATCGCGAGCTTCTTCGACTCATCGATCGAGCCGCCATTCTGAAGCAACTGAAGGAATCGCTCCATCATCATGGCCTTGACGTTCTTCCACTTCGCGGGATTCATGGAATGCCCGTTCCAGTTGACCTCAATGATGTTCTTGATGCCTAAATACCGCAACCGGGTACACACGGGCGCCGAGATTCCCGAAGAATCCGTGAACAGCATTTGAACCTTAACAGGCTTATTCGCTCCCGCCGGCTTGTAATCCTTCGTCATGATCTCGCCCAACTTCGCAATCATGAACTCGGGTTCCCGTGTCTGCTCTCCCGGTATGATAATCGGCGGGATCGACCACATATCCAGTCCATGCCGGAAGCGCACCACGTTTGAGTCATCGCCGCCCCAGGCCGCATCCCACGTGGCGATTAAGGCATCGTCGGGAAGGCCCTTATTTTTTGCCGTCTGAGACTTCCGGATTAAATCCTCATCGAAGTACTGCGCCGCGTTCGATTTCGGGGGCAGGCCGAGAATCCACACGCGCACGTAGTCGGAGTCAATCCCGTATTCCTTGATCGCCTCGCTGAGTTCCTCTTTATTGGGAAATCGGCAGGTCCGGGAGTCAATGGATTTTGCTTTCCAGTGACCAAAGGCATACTTCCCCGACAGGGCATCCGCGAAAAACCCGGTCGCCATCGTCGCATTGCCGCGTGCCAGCGCAACCGGGAGGCCGGTCGTCAATCCCGAGAGCGCCACCTCCGCAATCTTGTCGGGGATCTCCGAGGACTCATCGAAAATAATCATGTTCACGGAGCCGATGTTCTGCTGACCGGCGGATGCCTGCGGATTCTCCAGGTTCCATGTAATCGGCACCGCAAACCACGAGTCGCGGGCGCCAAGACGGTAGATGATGCTCGAATTCGCTTCAAACCAGTGCGCGACGACCGATCGGCGCATCCACTTGCGGATCTCCGGCCACGTTTTCGTCGCCAACTGATCCCCGGAGTTCGCCATGACGGTAATTTTTGCGTCAGGCCATGCCGCGAGCATGATTGTGACCGTCATCCCCACGTCGGCGCTCTTGCCGATCCCGCGCCCTGATCCCACAACGCGCAGGATCTTTTTCACCGAATCGACGCCATTGAAGTTCGAGGCCCGCATGTCTTCGCCCAATTCGCGAAGTTCGGTCAATTGCCATTCGTCAGGCTGCTCCACGCCAGATAGTTCGCCCTCGCCCCATTCCCAAAGAATCATGACAAGGCGCTCGGGATACCACTTATTTTCGGCAATTGCTTGAAGGAGTCGCTCGTCGTCAGGGCCCGATGAAGCAGGAAGTTTCTCAGGTCCAGAGAAGGCGTCAGGCGGTATAGAGCGTTCTATCATTCAGCGAGATTTTATGGCCACGCCGATTAATAGGATAAAAAGCATAAACGCCAAATAGAGAATAATGGGAGTCCACCAATCCGGGCGATGCTTGCTCTTTGCGTCAAACGGATCGCCGCTCACCCGTCCACCTTAATGTTGCAAGATCGGAGAAAGGCCGCGTCGTCGGGCTGATCGGATTCCCAATTAAACGGCACCTCGCCAGCCTGAAGTTGCTTCAACTTCCAGCAATGATTGAAGTGCTCATGCATAGCCAGACCGAGAACGCTATCAGCCTCAAGTCTGGCTCCGCATGGACACTTAGCCATCACCGCAGGAAAGGCCGTTTTCCACTCCATCTTGCGCCGATATTCCTCGTCAGGCTCAAACGGGTTATCGTGTGAGGTCATGCTTTTTCGCTTCCTGAAACAATTTCGATGATGCGGGCACCCTTATAAAGCAATCCCTCGGCCTCCGCGTCTTTCTTTTCCGTGAAAGGACCTATAAGGTGGCCCAAACCCTCATACGGCGGGATGTCCACAACGTAGCCCTCAACCTTGTAACTCACGGCTCCACCGCTCCCAGGTGGGAGTCGGGCTCTATTTCCATCCGCCGTGGCTGCTTAATTCTGAAAATCTCTCCAGATGGCATCACGTAGTCCACGACATCTTGTGGAATCACGCGCTCCAGTGGCATGGCGATCTCCCACGGCTCTTCCGGGCAAATCTCGTCCGGAGGTAATGCGGATTCACTCATGAGTCACCTCCTGCAACTTTCGCTCTTTCTCCCGCTCCCGCTGCTCCCTCGCCGCAGCCTCCGCCTTCTCCCGAAACTCTTTCGCTAATTCCGCCCACTCCTTGTCCGTCACAGAGGGACCACCACCGGGTTCCCGCCATCCCGCGCCTTTAACTTCTCCACACACCGCCGCGCCGCTGCCTCCGTCATCTTTGCCGCCTTCTCCCGCCCCAACACCCACTTCTTATGCGCGAGAAATTCAGCAACCTCCGCCGACTTCTGTACCAAAAATTGAGCCACCTTTTTCTACCAAAATTCCAAAAATTTTATAGCAGAGCCAGCGTTTCCGCTCTCGCCTCACGAATCTTCCCGAAAAGATCCTCCATGAGCAGGCTTGCATCCACAACAACTCGCGCAAGTTTCTCGCGAGTCACACCCTCTTCAAACTTAATCTCATCACCATTGATACTGAACAGCGTTTCACCACGATATTCGTAAACCATCTTTCCTCCAGAAATTCCAAATTTTATAGGGAAAATCACACTTCAGGATCTGACTGACATATATGAAGGGGATGGGACCCATTGCCGGTACCAGGCCGGCCAATTTCCCCGTTACCTCCTGATTTCAGGATCAAACCCCCGGAAGTAAGCATGCTTTTCTCTTCAATGTCGCATAACTTGTCTTATGTTATAGACTTACGAACCACTACAGGATGTTGGATCGTCGCCCGTTTGTGGTGCACTTTCCTTCTCGCTCGCGCTCTCTTCAGGTATGCCCGACCCCAACATCTTGTGGTCCACTACAGGTTGTGCTTGGGCCGGAATGACGCGCTGCATTCTCTTCAATGCCGCATCCACCTTGCGTGCTCGTTCGGCTGTCACGACTGTGATGTTGACGTCCCCATGCTTTTGCTGCTCTTTGAAGGCATCGACTGCCTTAAGCTTACCTAACATCTCCCACGCTTTCTCGCGAGGCAGCGTCTTGATGATCTTCTTCCTTCCGACCTGATCCCACGATGCGCTATCGCCATCCTTAGATGGCACCATGTTGGGTGCGTCCGTAATCTCAACGCCACCTTGGCGAGCCCATAGCGGCCACTCGTGAATTGGTTTCAGTTCGCCGGATTCGTCATACAGGTCCGCAACATCGCCGCGTAATCGTTCGGTTGCTGCTTCGTGGAGCTCGATAGCGTCTGCGAGGCCGACAGAGAGCGCGTGATTCACGGCTCGCGCTTGCAGTTCCTCAAGAACGCGCTTAACTTCGCCGTGTTCGATAGCCTCACCTGCGTGAGTTTCCATCCATTTCGGTAGTCCCGCTTTGCGAATCGCGGTTGCCATACCGGAACCCTTGAGGCGTTCGGCAATGTAGCGAGCTTCGCGGTAGGTCACGCTTCATTATTGAAACGTAGCCGTGAATTGTCAAATGATTGAAGAATTGGCCTGCGGCAGCAAGGAAGCTTGGAAAGAAAAAACGCATTCCTCGGGGTTCCGCGTCCTTGCGGGATGGAGGGTAGCACGGCATGGAAGTATTTGCTAGGGTTTGGTTTTTTGGTGCCGTTCAATGATCTTGCGAATGAGAGACAGGTTTACGTCGCGGGAGACGCGTCTGGTTGCGCGGATAGACACGGTTTTCTTGACGACGGTCCGATTGTATTTAGGCTTTAACTCATAGATAAGTCTACGCTCCAGTGTGTTAGCGTCGGCCTCAGAACTGCAGCAAATGAATTCAATCTCATGGCAGGACTCACGGACATCACTACGATGGTGTACGCGCCCAAGTGGCCGATCAATTCCGTGATAACTAC